CGTCCTCTGTTTTATGGAGGGTTTTATCCACCCCATCGATTTCGACAATCAGAGAGTACCCTGATTTGCCAAGTGTAGCCTTATATAGGCGTGTACAATCTCGCATTAATTTTGCATAGCGAGCTGTGCCCTGTTTAGCTTTCTCCTTTATTATAGTCTGGTATGGAGACATTTGAAGATAAACTTTCTGGGACTGTATGGTATGGACTATCTGACCCTCCGTGAAGTTCTTCAGGTTTCCATGGCGGACTTTGCTAGAATCTATTCCCTTGGGGCTAGATACTAAGAGACAGGCAATTAAAAGTAGTTTATGAATCATATTAAAAAAAATGCTAGGGTCGCGTTATTAGGAGAAAACTATTTCCCTCCTATGAATAATTCACACATATCTAACGCAAGAGGTGTGGGGCTTGAACGAATTATGAGAACCATTCTTCTACATCAGCCATCTGTTATGTATATATGCCCAACCAAGGGGGTAAATATTAACTTGCTTCCTTTGATTATGTTGAACGAGATACCATTTCGACTGGTTTTTCCTTCCAAATCTTTTTTCTCGACCCTTAATGAAGATGAGAAATGTATTTTAGATATGGCTTGTAGTCACGCAGATAAAGTTATCATGCTATCTGAACATAAGTGTGACCCTTTAAGGTGGTCACAGGATTGGTTTACTGCGAGCAAGAAAGTTGTAGAGAACTCTGATTGGGTGTTGATAGCTTCCAATACCGAGGACATTACTGAAAGCTTTTCCAGTTTGCTCGCCAAATTTGAAGGTAGCGCTAAGCCTGTTCTGGCAGTTGATTTTGGGCTGGAAGCTCAATATCAATAAGTTTAGAGCCATGTTTCTGGATGAACGCTTTACGGTTCACATCCCAATCTTCGTTTAAAGCTCCATCACCTTGGGAGTAGTGTAAGATAGGAATAGGAATTACTTTATTTTTTCTCCCTTTAGCTTGGGCTTGGTACGTGTAATAGATATCGTAAAAATCCCATTTACCAACAAAGTCTTCTGGCATCTTAGTACTGATGTTATGGAGCGTGGCTCCTGTCGTTACCAAAAATAAACCATCTAATACCTCCACCTCTCCGAAGCCTCCATAATAAGTAGGGAAGCAACTATCTGTACTGGAGCCATGAAACACCATACCTTGTAAGAAGGAGTCCGGATGTGGGTACTCACGCCCTAAACCGTGCCACCAACAGGCAGTCTTATTCAGTCTCTTAGGTCCAGCGATTCCTAAGAACCCAGTTTTATCTGTCATGTTGTCATCAATAACTTTATTAAAGACTTCAGTAGAAGCTAAAACTTCAATATCGTCATGGCACATGATAACTTTATCTTTTGCCATTAAATCATATTTTTTAATTGCATAAGTATATGCGTCAAAAATAGAATCTTTTATGATATAATAAACTTCCCACCCTGCCTTTTCTAAAAAGGTTTTAATGGGTCTGTCCTTCTCTTCACGAGTAGGGATAAATGCAACTTTCCTCATGCTATATAATAGTGCTAATATATGAATCCTGACGAGCTAAAATCCGAAATTCAAAAGTGTCGCGAAGACGCTGCGTACTTTATCAATAATTACGTTTATATTACTCACCCCGTACGTGGGCGCGTGAAGTTCCAACTTTACCGATTCCAAGAGAGAATCGTGAACGAGTTCGGCGCGCATCGCTTTAACTTGATGCGTAAGTTTAGACAGGCAGGTGCGACGACTATCTGCGCAGCTTACGCTTTATGGTATATTATTTTCCATGAAGACAAGAACGTTATGGTGGTTTCTATCGGTGACCGGGAGTCCAGAGACTTCCTAGACAGAGCTGTCAGTATGTATGACGATTTACCTGCATGGCTGAAGCCAGCGGAGGTAGAAAGAAACAAGCACGTTATTAAACTCTCTACAGGAAGTAAAATTAAATCCCAACCGGCTGGTGCAGGTCGAGGTGAATCTGTCTCCCTTCTGATTGTTGATGAGGCTGCGTTTATCGATAAGATGACAGAGTTCTGGATGGCTATCTACCCTACTATTTCGACAGGTGGTTCCGCATTTATCCTTTCTACAGTGAATGGTATGGCAAACCTGTACTACGAGTTATACCATGATGCCGAGTTAGGAAAAAACAATTTTCATACCATCAGCATCCATTGGAGAGAGCATCCTGAGTACACAGAGGAATGGGCTGAGGAGACTAGAAGTAACGTGGGAGAGCGAGCCTGGTTGCAAGAGTACGAAGGAGAGTTCTTGGGAACAGGTGAAACCTTTATTGACGGAGGTACCCTTCAAAAGGTTAAAGTGCAAACTTCGGAAGACTTCTATAAAAAGCACTACAATATGATGAGAGTGTGGGAAGAACCACAACCCTACCACACTTACCTAATAGCGGCGGACTCTTCTTTTGGACGAGACCGGGATTACTCTGCATTCCACGTCATCAATCTTTATAACGGTACTCAGGTAGCAGAGTTCTACAGTAATCGTATAGGGTTGAACGACTTCGCCAAGGTTATCGCGGAAGAGGGTCTCAGGTATAACATGGCTTACGTATGTCCTGAAAGAAACGGTTTGGGTCTTGCCCTTATCGAACAACTGTTTGAGTTTCACGAATACGAAAATATGTGGACAGACCAGAAAGGAGAGATGGGATATCTTGTAAATAACAAGAACAGAGACCAAATTTTAAATAATTTACAAGAAAATTTGAAAACTTCTAAAATAAAAGTAAATTCAGAAAGAAGTTTTAAGGAACTAACTACTTTTATAATAAGTAAGACTGGTAAAATCCAGGCAGAAGATGGATTTGCCGATGATTTGGTCATGAGTATGGCTATTGGCGCTACCGTAATGGGTGACATCGTCTCGAAAAGCCCAATCTCAATTACAAAAGGAGAAATGACGGAACCTGGAACAAAAGATTTAGGTTCTGCTGGATTCTCAAGGGGTACATACAATAAGGACCAAGAACTAGAAGACTATAGAAAATGGATTTAAACGACAACAATAAAGACGAGTACTTAGATGAGAATCTAGATGAGAACGCAGGGTATACCGCGTTCCCTGGCTCTAACACATTCGGGGCAGGCAGCCCTCTCTCAGGCAGATTCGCTGCTTTTTTTAAATCTTTTTTTACTACAAAAAGAAAACCAGGTAGACCTCCTACACAAGACCCCTACAGAGGGGATGTAGTAAAGAATGCAGATGGTGAGCAAGATGGAGCGATACAAGGCTCCGTAAATGTTGTAAAGGGGGCAACCTCTCTACCACAGGTAGAATACGAACGTCGGCGAAGATACCAAGATTACGAAAAGATGGATGAGTACCCAGAAATCGGTGCTGCGTTGGATATTTATGCAGATGACGCTACTCAAACTCACCTCGATGGTGAAATGCTTACCGTTGAGACAGAGGATGAACGTGTTAAAGATGCTGTAGACCAATTTGTATCCGAGACAAACCTGGATAAGTTCCTCTGGGATATTGTTCGCAATATGTGTAAGTATGGAGACTGTTTCGTTGAAAACATTGTGGATATGAACAACCCAGACGCAGGTATTCAGCGATTGAAGGTTCTAAACCCAGTATTTATTTTCCGTCGTGAAGATAGATTTGGGTACCTCAAAGGATTTATTCAAGAGGTTCCGCAAAGCACAGCTGCTGCACAACAGTACGGTCAAGGAGCCAAGTTAGATAAGAAAAATACTATCCAACTTGATAGAAATCAGCTTATCCACTTTAGATTGCACACTTCTGATTCGAACTTTTACCCTTATGGTAAATCTATATGTGCCCCGGGCGTACGAGCTTGGAAGTCTTTACGTATGATGGAAGACGCGATGCTTATCTACCGCTTGCACAGAGCGCCGGAACGACGTATTTTCTATATTGATACAGGTAACCTCCCCCAAACTAAGGTTGAGATGTTTATGGAGCGTATTAAGGCTAAATTTAAGAAGGAGAAGTTCTTCAACAACGATAGCGGTAATGCCGACGAGAGGTTCAACCCGTTATCAGCAGAGGAAGATTTCTTCGTCCCAATGAAAAACGGTCAGGGTACTAAAATCGAAACACTTCCAGGCGCACAGAACCTAGGTGAGATTGACGACGTACGTTACTTCCGTGATAAGGTATTAGCTTCTATGAAGATTCCTAAAGACTTTATCGTGGAAAAGGATAAGTCCCCGGAACGGAAAGCCAACCTGTCTCAGCTCGATGCTAAGTTCGCTAAAGCCGTCATGCGCGTACAGCGCGATGCGGAGGTATGTTTAGAAACTTTAATCAAGCGTCATTTGGAGCTACGCAAGTTCCCTAAATCTTTAATTAACCCAATCAAGATTAAACTAGCTCCACCTTCCGACCTAAGTGAGAAGAGAAAGCTAGAGTTGGCAGAACAGAAGACCCGAGTCGTACAGGCTGTGAAAGGTTTGATGCTGTTCTCAGATGAGTATCTTTACAAAAACTTCTACAAAATGAATGACATGGAAATAGAAGAGATTAAAAACCAACTAGAAGCGCAACAAGCCGAACAAGCACCTCCTCCTGGACAAGAAGGAGCACCTGGAGCACCCGGCGCTGCCGGTCCGCCACCTGAAGGAGGAGCCCCTCAACCAGAACCTGGTGAATAAAACCAACAAGAGTAACTTTTACAACTCTATATAAAATAAGAACTATGAATTTAAAAAATCTATTTGTTTCCCGTGATAAGAATTATGCACGAATTACCGAGGCAGGTGACTATTTGGGTCGCCGCCTAAGAGAAAACCTCGTTATTTTTGATATCGATGATTCTAAGAATACTGTTACGTACGTAACTGAAAGTAGCCACTTAGTTTCTTGTAAGTACAAAGAGGTAAAGGGTCGCTTAACTTTGGATAACTTCCAAGTTGAGGACTTGGATGCTATAACTTCCGACCAAGCTATTGATAATCGCGTAGAGGAGGATGTTCATAAGTTTATGGAGTCTCTCGTAGGCGACCGTTATGATGTCGCAGAAGTTAACTTTGACAGTATCGTTGAATCTTTCTCTATGAGAGCACAAATCGGCAATAGCCGTAAGAAGCTTTCTAAAAGACTTGATAGGTTTAATGAATCATATAATATCTTTGAAACCAAAGCGTACAAGAAATTTAACGAAGCACTTCCGCTTCTTAAAAAATTCTTAGAAGAGAATGTTGATACTCTTTCTTCTAACGCTAAGTTGGTCGAAGGGCTTCGTCTCTCTAAAGTAGTAGGTGATACCTACGACCTACCGAAACTTGATATTAAGAAGCTCAAAGAGGAGTTCGTTGTTGTACCTTCTAACTCTAAAAGAACACTTTACGAAATGGTATGTGATAAAGAGTTGGTCCGTAAGGAGTTGATGGAAGCTAAAGAGTCTTTTTCTAAGATGTGGCACCACAACGACTCCATAGCTACTCTAGCTTCAAAAATCTATGCTACTGATACAGTAATTAAGGGTTCTTTGCAAGAGGCAGTGGCAGCTGTCCCTTACCTAGCACTCTCAAACAAAGTAGACTTAACCAGTGTTATAGATGCTACGTTTCAAGTAAGCAACCCAGGTACCGTACCTCAAAAAGATATTCGTGAGTTTGTTAATAAAATCTATGAATTTAAAAAGCCTATAAAGACTGTTGTTCTTGAAGCCTTAAATTCCAAGTACGGAGTAAACGTACAAAGCCTTCGCTTTGTGCCTTCTTTTAAGGGGCTGGCAGAAGTGCAGTCCGAAGTTTTAGGTATGATTGCAGAGAGCTGCGATGAAGGCATTCTTGCGGACGTTCTTAATGAGTTCGCAGTCTGTATGTCCCGGAAAGGTGGAGTCCAGGTTCTAGATATCTCAAACACTCTTTCTAAAGTTATGTCAGAATCCAATTTCCACATTGTTGACATTGACGAAGACTTCCACATGAAGAAGCTTTCAGACTACCTAACTCACAATCTAGGTGAGGCTCAATACTACGGAGATGATGACGCCATGTCTAACTCTGGTGGTAATGCTGGCGAGGGTGAGAAGGATGACAGTGAAGACGTCGCTAGTAAGAAGAAGAAGAAAGGTAAGAAAGATAAAGATTGGGGCGGTAACAAAGGCGATATCAAAGCCAAGGACCGTAAGAAGGATGACGACAGCAAGA